GCTTGCGACGATATGGTTTTTATATTTCTGTTTCTGTTTCTGTTAGGGTTATGATTCGCTTTCGATTCGATAACCGACTCGGTTTTTGATGGCCTGCCACCACGCTTTCCAAGCTGTCGATTATTCTCAACTTGATGTTGATATTTAGTAACTTCAACATGGCAACGATTGTTAAAATACCCTGTTTCGGTCTTTTCAAAGAACTCATTCAAAACCGATTCGGTTATGTCCAAATCTAGACGTATTTTTCTCGCAACCGATTCGGTATCGAGTGGGATTTCTTTCTCGCTCATGTAGTACAAATCCATCAGACGACGATAAGCCAAATCCTCTGCATCTGATAGATGTACCGTGTGGGTGAGATAGTCACCAATGTGAAATTTATACCATATCATCGCGCTGTCTTTCCAAAAATATCGGGTCGTAAATCTGCCCTCTTCACTTTCCTACCTGTAAGCAACTCAATGTCGCGTGCTAGTTCGGGGCTAGGTAGTTTTCGCCCTGTTACCACCAATGAAAACCATGTCTTGCTAACGCCCAATTTACGAGCCATCGCAATCTTTGTTCCCCTTGGTTTATCTTTAAAAAACTCTTGAAGTGTCATCTTATCCCTTTCATGGTTAATTGGATATTACACTAGAAAAAATAATTGTGCAACATGAGATTAAACATGATACACTACAACCTGTTTAACTTGAAAGCGAACTTATGGACAGAGAATATGAAATGCATCAATTGATGTTGGAGAGGCAACAAATACTTGAGGAAGCGCTCGAAAGAGCCGAGACAGGTGTTGCAACACAGGAGGACTGGAACATCATCCGCTACGAGTGCGGATTGTCCAAGAGACCTACAGTAGTTTTAGAAACTTTAACCTTAAATAGGAGCGAATGATGGCTTTAATAGCGAAAGAAAGCGGTGGCGGCGGTGGAGAATTTACACCAGTACCACAGGGAATGCACCTTGCACGGTGCTATCGAGTCATTGACTTGGGAACCCAAGAATCATCTTACCTTGGTACAGTAAAACACTTACCCAAAGTAATGGTGCAATTTGAAGTGCATGGCGAAGACGACAGTGGTAACCCCATAGTCACAGCCAAAGGCGAGCCAATGTCTATCAGTAAGAACTTTACGCTCTCATTGGGTGAGATGGCTACCCTACGCAAAGACTTGCAAACATGGCGTGGACGTGAGTTTACTGCTGAGGAATTGCGTGGCTTTGAACTCAAGAACGTGCTTGGTGCTTGGGCGATGATTTCAGTCATCAAGGCTATGGGAGCCAACGGGAAAGAGTACACCAACATAGCGGCAATTTTGTCTGTACCTCCAGCCATTAAAAAAACAGGTATGCCAGATGGTCACAACGATTTGAAGATGTTTTCAATTGATGAGCCTGACATGGTATTGTTTGACAGCTTTAGCAACGGCTTACGAGAGAAAATCCAAAAGTCGCCAGAGTGGCAGGCACGAGGCAACTCAAGCGCTTCAGCGCCCGTTAAAGCGTCTACAGGTAGCATTAATGATATGGACGACGACATCCCTTTCTGATGCCTAATCGAATTGACCTAAGCGAAGCAGAATTGCTCATTTGTAGGAACCTTGGCGTAATGCGTCGCTCAACAGCAATGCACAAAGTCAAAGACCAACAGATGGGCAATCAAGACACTTGGGCAATTGACATTGATGGAATGGTTGGAGAGTTTTGCGCGGCGAAGTTTTTGAACCTTTGTCCAGACTTAACGGTTGGGATTAGAAAAGGTGGGGCTGACCTCGTAGGACATAACGGCAAAACCATTGATGTCAAAACAACAAGGCACAAAGACGGTCGATTGCTTGCTACTTTAAAAAAAATAGAGTCTCAATGCGATAGATACGTTTTGGTAATTGTTGATGACTTTGGCGGAGAAATTATTGGTTGGGCATCTAAAGAAAAATTATTTACAGAAACCAACAAAACAAATTTAGGCCACGGTATAGGATACGCTTTGAATCAACAGCAACTTAACAAATTCAAATAGGAGTGATATGACCATAACAACCCCAGCGGTACGCGCAAGCGAATCGAATCATTGGTACACTCGTGACGGTGTACCGCAATACACTGTGCCATCTAAGAAGGACGGTTCACCTCGTAACACGACCCTTAGAGACGCACGAACAATGAACTTAGTACCGTCAGTAACGACAGTGCTAAACGTCGCGGCAAAGCCTGCGCTGACCAATTGGCTTCAGCAACAGGTATTACTTGCCGCGTTAACCCTTCCCCGACGCCCAGACGAACCTGAAAAAGAGTACATCGACCGAATAATCAACGACTCAAAAGAACAGGGTCGTTCTGCGGCGGACGCGGGAACTGACATCCATGCATCTATTCAAGGCTTCTATGAAAACAAATCGACAGGCAAACACCAAGAAAGTGTTAACGCTTGCGACCAAGCAATCACCCAACACTTTGGCTATCACAAGTGGGTGTCCGAGCGTTCTTTCGCACATGACCTCGGTTTTGGCGGTAAGTGCGATTTATTTTTTAGGGACGGAGAAGGCGTTGGAGAAGGCGTTGTTGTTGACATCAAAACCAAGGAGTTTACCGACCCCTCAAAGGTTGATGGATACGACGAGCATCTAATGCAACTCTCAGCTTATCGAGTCGGTTTAGGCATACCCAAAGCCCGTTGTGCCAATATTTTTGTCTCTCGTAACGTACCTGACCTTATCGTCGTGCGTGAGTGGAGTGCAGAAGACCTTGACCGTGGTTGGGAGATGTTCCTACACCTATTACAATTCTGGCAACTTAAAAATTCACACAAATAAGGAGTAAAAATGCTAAACGAAGAAACAGTAAAACAAATCTTTTTTCAAAGCGATAGGCCACGCAAAGACGCTCTGCTTGCAGACGAGATTGATATTTTGCAATTTGCCCATAATATAGAGTTGTATGTGGCTGTAGAGTATGCTCGAAAAGAACACGCTCGTTGCGTAGAGATTGTCAAAGACATGAACCGCGCAGTTGGCGAGGCTTTAGATAATCAACGTCCCGAATAGGAGTAGAACATGGACATCCAACTCATTAAATTACTTGCTAAAGATTACGAAGAAGGGCGCATAGACCCTAAAACATTGATGGCTAAAGTCTGCCTTGATGCCTATCAGCAGGGGTTTGATGAGGGTGTCCAACAAGCAGATAAGGCAAATTTTAATAACCACGTCTTGCTTCATTTTACTGCTGGGACTGCCTAAAAAAAGCCCCCCCGATTAAGGGGGGCAAAAAGGAGAGTGGCAACTGCTCCTCGAAATTTATTCTTCTGGTGGTCTCAGCAGGCGTTTTCCTAACTCATAAGCACCTAAACCTAGCCCACCAATTACGCCAGCACCGCGCACCTTGGTCGCCGCCTTACCTGCTGGGGGAACCATAGCCGCTGTAGCCGCGCCAGCCTCTAAAGCCTTTAAAACGGCTTCGCTAGTGTCGCCAGCTTTATAACGTGCCAAGGCTTCTTGATAACTCATTACGCCAACGTATCCAGCACCACCACCTATAACTGCGCGGGGTAATGCACCTACCCTAGTAGAGGCCACGCCAGCACCTTCAAGCACGCGCCCTGCGGCGTTAGGTTGTTGTTGACCACGTTCTAGTTTACGTTTAGCAATTTCTGCATCAGTCTCGGCTTTAGTAAGCGCTCTTTGTAGAGGAGCCGCGCTCTTTACTTGCGAAGTAATAATGTTGTGTTGACTTCCCTGAGCCGCACGTTCTTGACGAATGCGGTCTAACTCAGCCTGAAGTCTTGCGCGTTCTTGCTCTTGTTGCTGTGCGAGGATGGCCTGTTGATTTCTGTTGGCCTCGTTACGCTGTGCAATTTCTTCGTTTCTTGGGTCTGCTATTTCTGGGGGTAGATAGAGTTCGCCGGGGCCTTTTTCTCCCGTCAACGTAAAGTCTTGCAACCCTATATTTTCGGCTCGTGCTTTACCTTTGTTGAACAAGTCAATAATGTCGTGAGCGCCTCTTCCATGTCCTTCACCGCGAGTCATATCAATAGCTTGATTTGCTACGTTGTATGGAACGCGCTCACTAGCCATAGCCTGTACGGTGTTATAAGGCGCACCAGCGCCAGCAATCTTTCTAGACTCAACCTGTACTTGGTCTGGCGAAACTTCTGTTGGGGGCGATGGATTAGGTATCCCTTTAAGCCTAGCTTCAAGCAATGCTTGCTCGTTTTTAATACGATTTAATTCGTTTTGGCTTTGGTTATATAGGTCATTAAGATTTTCAATACCTTGCGGTGCGGCTTTTTGTAAATTAGCACGCGCTAGTTCTATTTTGTCTTGGGCGGTAAGGCTGGCTTCTTCTGCTCTACCTGTGTCAACCTTTGGAGATATTCTTGGGTCAGTAAATGCAGGCAAAAGCGCATTAACTCCAGCACCAATAACTGCCCCAGCATCAGGAGCGTTTAGTCCGCCTTGAGTTTCTTCTGTTTTTGTTTCTTTGTTACGGTCTATTTCCTCTTGATTTTTTTTAAATTTAGATGACTCAGACTCATAGTTTTCAAAAACGCTTGGTTCTTTTACCTCTGGGATTTCTGGGTTTTTATATAGGTTAGAAGTTATTTGATGTGCGCCACGAATAGCCTTCTCATAGTTCTCATCTTCAGCGTAAGAACCTTTTACGCCATTGCGTAAACCTTCTGCATATTTGGTTATATCTGTACCAGAGTTTAAAGTTTGCGGATATAGACGACGCATCATGTGAGCGTAGTAATCCCCAAAAGCCTCTGGGCTTTCAAAGTTAACATACTTGTCTTTAGACTTTGTTTTATTGTCAGTGGCCTCAGTGCCTGTGCCAGACATATCCTTGACGTTACCAAAGTTAAAATGACCGACAGGACTACGTCCATAGTTAGACTCCATACCCCACTGAGCCAAAAGAACTGAAGGAGCAATACCAGTTTGCTTGCTTACTTGTACAGCAATTGGTGAATACTCTTCAATAAACATCTTTACATGGTCATTTGCCATATTATTCGCCCTCGCGTTTCTTACGAATTACGCCAGTTTTGGGGTCTTTAATATACCCCGGCGGTACTGAAGAATCATTAGGAGGCAACTTAGTTGCAGGAGTGTTTGCAGGTGGATTTGCAGGAGCATTTGAAGGGTTTGCAGGAGGATTCTTATCTTTCTTTTTAGGAGAAAGTAAATCCATATTCTCTTCGCGTACAGCGTCAAGTTTTTTACGATAGTTTGCTTTAAGTTCTTTATAGTCGTCGTCAATAAGAAAATCGTTGTAATTATAGCCAGACTCTTTGCTCTTTTTGTTCCACAACTTAAAGCGCTCTTCGTCAAACATACCCTGCATGATAAGGGCGTCTGACTTCAAGATGATAGCGCGTTGGCTGTCGGACGGTAACGCATAGATACCGCCAAGTAGTTTTGTTTCGTAGTCGGAGGTTGAACCCTCTCCCGGCGTTCTATTCAACTGTCTACCACGCGACTGCAACTGTGCGCTCTTCTGCATAAACATCTGCAACGCGGTCAAATCATTTGAACTAAGTTCGTACTGTTTAATAATTCCAACAGGCAAATTAATGCTGAAATTACCAACATTGACGCCCTCTTGAATGGCACGAGCAATAGCGTTACCAAGGCCGGGTCTGTTCATCAAATCAAACACAAGCGGATTGTTCTTGGCATAGCCAATCATGTCTTTAGCAATGTTTGTATTTTCAAATGCCGCCTCAGCTTGTACTCCAAGTCTTGTTGCCAATTTCTCAGCGGCCTCAGCACGACCAGACGCAGTCTTAGTTGCTGTTTCTTTTTCAGCATCCATTTCAGACTGTGTCTTTGCTGGGCTAATAACAGAAGGCTCGCCTTCTTTTGCAATCTTACGACCACGAGCCTGTTCGGACTCAAGCCAACCAAATTTATCGTAGAAATTAAGCAATTTCTGCTCATCGCCATCTGTTTGATACTGATTAATTGCGGCTAAGTATTGGTTGTATTCTCCTATATTCATTTCACGCTCAGT